AACTGCATTTAATGCGGTCTGTGCAGCGGTCATCCCTCCGGTTGTTGCCGTGGCTACGGTCGTCGCTGCCGTATGTGCTGCCGTGGCTGCTGTTCCTGCCGTATCTGCTGCCGTTCCTGCTGCCGTGGCTGCTGTTTTCGCCGTGATCTTAGCGATTATCTGTGCAGCTCCGGACACAAATTTCTGTCCGGTCGTTACCGTGTCAGAGATTCCCTTTGCCACTTTACCGAATCCGATTGACAACGGACCGATAGCAGCAACCACAAGACCCACCTTGAGGATTGTTTGCTGTTGGCTCTCGTCTAAATGTCCGAACCATTCACTTAACAGGTGTACTTTTTCGGTAAATTCTTTTACTATTGGTGCAGCCGATGACATCACTGTTTGTCCGAACTGTAATGTCGTATTTTTCAACTCGTTTAATGCGATTTTTATATCATACGATGTTGTTTTCATTTTGCTAAACGCCGTATCTGTCGCACCTGTTGAATTTCTCATTTCTTGTAAAGTTCCGTTGAAAGAATCTGCTCCATCTCCTAAGAGAATCAATCCTGCTTTTGCTGCCTCGGACGATGAAAACATATCTCCCATAGACAGATTTTGTTCTTTTGCTGCATCATTGATAATGCTTAATACATCCGCAAGGCTTGAACCGCTTGACATTAATTCCCCGAAAGATTTTCCCGTCTTTTCTCTCAATATTGTATCTGTTGTACTTCCTGTTTTTCCAAGTTCGTTCAACATTGAGTTCATGTATGTCGTTGATTCTGCTGTTGCAACACCGTTCGCCGTCATTATTGCATAGCCTGTGCATAACTGGTCTAATGCCACGCTGTTGGCATTTGCCGTCGGAATAACTTTTCCCATCGCTGACGATAATTCAGCAACGGTTGTTTTTCCTAAATTTTGTGTCTGTATCAACATATCTGACACATTCGTCACTTCGGTCGCCTCTAAACCATAAGCGTTGAGAATAGTCGTCAATACATCCAATGTATTTCCGGATTCTGCAAATCCCGCTGTTGCTAATTTTGTTGACTCTCTTACGAAATTTACAGCATCACCCGTTTTTTGTCCTGCACTTATCGCATTATATACATTGTCTGCTATATCTCCCGCTGCAATTCCTGTTTCATTTGATAAACTCAGAATTGCATCTGACATGTCATCAACAGACATTACGCTGTCATCCATAATTGTTGATACTTTTGCAATATCATCCTCAAAGTCAATCGCCATTTTCCCCGATGCCGTTGCAAAAGTCGCCAGTCCCGTTGACACGACTGACATTTTTTTTCCGAAACTCTCCATCTTTTCGCCCGTTGTCTCACAAGCCTTTGCGAATGTTTCGAGTTTATGATTCTTTAATTGTTCGTTTACATCTTTCAGTTCTGCCTCCATGTTCATGAGGGCAGTCTTTGACTTTTCCGTCTTTACCGTCTGATTTGCAAGTGCGGTCTCTGTCTTTCCGATTGCTGTCTCATTTGCGGTGAACTCTTTCTCTAACTTGTCGAGTTCATCCTTGAGTGCTTTTGACTGCTCGGAGTTCTTTCCGGTCTCTGCCGTTGATTTCTCATAAGCCTCTTTCGCAGCATCAATCTTTGTTTTGAGTTCCTCCTGCTTTGTCTTTTGGTCTGACAGTTTCTTTGTCAACTTTTCCTGCTGCTCACTGTTCAACTGCACGATGTTCTTTTGCACCGTGATTTTTTGAGTGAGCGATTCGGCTTTTGCCTTGAGGCTGTCTGTTTCTGACCCGAACAACTTTGCTTTCGTCGCTGCCGTCGTATATTCCGCAGACAAGACTTTCATCTGCGATGCTGCCGATTTCATTTGTGATTGATAACTGCTCGAATCTGCCGATATTTTGACGCTTGTATAAGCCATTCGGTCGCCTCCTCTCTTACTGATTTTCGTTGATTGTATCTAATTCAAATTTTAAGTAGTCCAACAACGTGACAATGTTCTCTTTCATGCATTGACTGTATGAGTTTTTCAATAGCCGAATCGCAATTTTTACAACACGGTCAACAATTTCCCCGCAGACTTTCCATTGATTTTCCTCCGGTTGTTCATCCTCGTCCTCATATCCATTTTCACGGTCATAGTCATCGAATGCGGATGCCTCTTTTTCCACCTGCTCAACCTCGACAATGTTCAACATCTTCTCTGCAACAATGTTCTGCATGATGAAATGAACCGTCTTGATTGCCGTCAGAAATTCAACTGCATCAATCTCCCCAACTGCTGCAAGCGACAATTCATTCCCGAACATCTCCTGCATTATCTTTTTGTTGAAAAACATCACTCCGGAGAATTTCTCCGTGTCATTCTTTTCCATGAGACTGATGTATTTTTTATACTGTTCTACCGTTACGGAATTGATGAAAAGTCTCTCACCTCTGCAAGTGACCTCGATTTCCGGTATCACTTGCCACTCTGAAAATTTTTCTCTATCTTCTCCATACGTTTGGTGAGGTCGTCGGCGATTCCCATATCAATGAACTGGAACTCAAGAATCAATCCTGCTGCATCAAGTCCGGTCTCCGGATTCTTTAATTCCTCAACGGTGAACTGGTCTCCGTATGCTTTGCAGATAAAAAGACCCATCGCCTCAATGTCCTGCTTTGAATACCTCTGTTTTGCGTCGACAATCTCTACAAGTTCGAGATATTCCGTGTATGTGTCGATTGACATTTTCGGCATTGTAAACTCTTTGTTATTGATTATAATTTTTCTTTTCATGATTTATCCTCCTGTTATATGTCCTCTTATTAGCCTAAACCGCCGTTTTTCTCCTGCACTTTGCCGAACCATGCCTTGATTGCCTCTGCTGCCTTTGTGTCTCCGGAAACGAGGTTTGATTCGTCGACCGAAATCTCATACGCATTGTCAAGACTTCTCTCATAGAATGAACCCTTGATGCTCTTTGTTGTCGGAGACAATTTGCCCTCTTTTGTGCTTGCCTCCTCACTGATGCCCTCTGCGAACTTTCCGGCGTATAACCATTTGAAATCATACTTTCCGTTGAGTTTTCTTTCTCTCCATCCGACAGCGACCTCCGGTGCTTTATCATCCGCAGTCTTTACAAGAAAACCGTTCTCGTATAACTGACCGAAAAGAATCTGTCTGTCCTGCGGTGCGAGTGCATTGACCTCAAGTTCGATTTCTGTTCCCTCATAGGAATTGATGACTTCCTCTGTTCCATCGTCAGAGTAAATCTTTTCAGAACTCCACTTTTCGTCAACCTTTGCTTTGATTGCTCTTGCCAGTTTGACCGGAGTTTCTGCAACGTATGCTTTCGCATCGTTCTGTGTGAGTTTTGCGATGTAGAAATCTCTACAACCGCAAGTTCTACTCCTCACAATCTTCTGTTCTGTGTCGCTAACCTGTGTTACTGTTTCGCTCATGTCTATTCCTCCATTTCATAAAACTTTGAAAACCTTTGTGCTTTCATATAGATTCCGTCCTCCGGCTTTGAATCGTCTCCGTTCCTGCCGTCAAATGAGAAATCATTTTCTTTCATAAGTGACTTGATTTCCCTCGCAAGTTCAACCTCGTCATTCTCTGAAAATATAGTGACCTGCACTGACAGCGTCACTCCCTCTGCATCGTCGTCCGAAAAATTCTCGTCGTTTTCTCCCAAATCCCACAATGTCACATGTCTGTCATGGATGTTTTTGTCATACCATCCTTGCATCACGATGATTTTCCTGTCTGATATTGGTTTCAATGCGTCGGATGCATCTTTGATGATGTCCGGACTGCTGCTCATGCTCTCACCTCATTTCAATGTGTTGTCTAAATATGATTGATATTCCTGTTCTGCGATTTTTTGCAGTTCCGCATCTGCCTCACGCCCTGTTGCATAGATAAATTCTTGAGGCGGGCGATAGATAGTTCCCCAGTTTATGAATTTCACATAAAAGTGTTCGCTATTGTCCGACTTTTCCCATCCGACATCTGCTGTTGCTCCTGTGTCTTTCATTTTGACTGCTCCCATCGGTATGCTGTCCGCTGCATGTGATGTCACGGATGACTTTGAACCGAAACCTCTACCGGATAATTTGATGTCTGCCGATTTCGGAATTTTGCCGGACATGATGTTTTTCACAACTGGTTCGCTTTGCTTTACAATCTTTTGATTGACCTCTTTTATGTCCTCGTCGCTTGCTGCGTCCTCAAATGCTTTCATGAGTTCTTTCAAGCCTTGAAATTCCATTTCGATTTTCACTGCATCACCTCCGGTGTCAGATTATGACACTATGCTCCCGCTCTACATTTCAACTGATATTTCCTGTCGTCTGTGAACATCGGACATGCATCATATATCTTGAACTCAACGCCTTTATATACTGCGTAGAACTCTTTCAGATTCAATCTGATTTCCTCCATCTTGTCGCAGGCTCTCGTTTCAAACATGATTGTGTTCTCAAGACCTATCTGCAACGCATTGTATTTTTCATTTGTTCCCAAACTCTTGACATCACACCAACATGAGAAAAACTCCTTTTCCTCCTGCTGTCGTCTACCGTCAACAACACTTGTTGTCTTGCGAATTATCTTGATTCTGCCTGTCATTCTGCTGCACCTCCGTATATTTCTTTCAATAGCATGGAGGAAACGGCAGCGGATAGCGTTTTCGTGTCGCTCCGGTACTTGTCACGGTTGTCGTACAGTTCTTTCACGGACATAAATGCAAGCAGTTTTTGACGGCTTGTGAGGTTGTTCCGGTCGAAATTCGGAATCAGTTCCGTCATTTCATCCAGTGTCGTGTCAAGCATCAATTCAAGGATTTCGATGTCGTCATCATAGTCGATGTGACAATATGTCTTGCATGTAGCAATCAGACCGCCTCTGTACTTCTCTTTTTCTTCATCCGTCATGTTCTCACCTGCTTTCAATAGCAGGACGGATTCACCGCCCTGCTGCCATATTACCCGTTGATAACTTCTGTAATCTGACCCTTGATGACTGCTCCCTTGTCAACAGGCTGCACATCGAAACGGTCACGCACCTTGATTCCGGTCATGTCCTTATCCCATAAACCCGCACCTTTGTCATTAAGGTCGATTGTGAGGACGTTTCTGTCAAAGAGTGTGACTGCCTCTTTTAAATCACCGCAGAAAATAGGATGCTTGTACCCGTCGATTGTGTGACCATCGGTGTTCATAATTTTCTCGGATGCAAGAGTTTTCTTTGATAATTTGATGATAGGATATTCACCGAAAAGCATCTTTCCCTTTGTCTGCTGTGTCGGGTCTTTCTGTAAAATATAGTTGCCGTCTTTATCCTTTAACTTGTCAAGGTAGTTGAAACCGCTCTGATTTGTGATAACAACTGCATTGTCAGCGATTGCAGGGTCTAACTGCTCATTGAAAATGTCCTTGAGGCTGTCAAGGTTCTCGACTGTGACCTCTTTCCCTTTTGTCATCTCATTGAGTACCTTGAGAATCATTGCGTTACGGGTTGCCTTTGTTTTCTTGGCAATCCATTTGTTGATGTATGCCATGATGTTGGATGCTGTGTCCTCAAGTAACTCTGCTGTCATCTTGAGGATTCCACCCTTTTTCTTTACCTTGTACTCAATCGGTAAAAATTCCGGTTCGTCCATCTCCGGAAAATCCGCAGCCTCGTCAACATTGTCAAATGGTGTTGATTCTGCATCAACCTCAATGTTTCGTGTTCCTGTCTTGGTTGTTACGCCCTCGACATTGACATACTGTTCAAGGTTGTCGGATGAACGACGCAACTCGATGATGTCTGTTCTGATGTCCTCCGGAATTGTCACACCGATTCCGACCTCTCCCTCACTTCCTGCGGTTGTGTCAGATGTGAGTGCATCCTTGTACACCTTGATGTCTGCCTCGTCTGCCTCTTTGTGCAGGAATCCGGCTTTGACAATGTTGACAAATGATTTCACGATGTTCTTTTTGTCCGGCTTGACATCCCCGCCGACCTGCTTTGCAGTTCCGTTGTTGACTTTGTCCTCGATGCCATCCTGCTCCTCCTCGTCCAAATCATAGAGGAGGTCAAATCTGTTCTGTAACTCCTTGAGTTCCTCTTTTGCTGCCTTTGCCTTGTCGAGTTTTCCGTCGTTCACAAGGCTCTTGACCTCATTTTTCTTGTCGTTAATCTGCTTTAATAACTTCTGTAATTCCTTATTCATGACTTTCTGTCCTCCATTTTCTACATACCGTAAAGGTATAAATCATCAAGAATCTGCTGCTTTTCTGCCTCGATTCTCTGTTTTTCTGCCTCTGTTGCTGCATTGTTCCGGTTTTCAAGTTCTGCAATCACTGCATCGACGATGTCCTTTGTGTCGATTCCCTTGAGTGTCTCCGGAATATTGTTGTATTTCTCGAAAAAGTCGGATGCACATGCTGCAACTGCTGCCTTTTCCTCGATTTCAACATCGAAATACTGCTGCATCTTCTTACTGTCGAACCATGTCTCATTGCTCATGAGAGATTGAATTTTGTCTCTTGTGACACCCTCCTGCACATGTTCCATGTAGACATCAAGAATTGAATCCTCGCAGAGATTCAACTGCTTTATGACTGCCTTGAAATCGTCTGCGTTTCCGTATGCCATGCATAACGGTTTATGAATCATCGCTTGAGCACCTGTTGCAAAATGCAGTTCGTCACACGCAAACATGATGACCGATGCAATGGATGCAGCCATTCCGTCAACATATCCGACTTTGTGTCCGTCGTATCGCTTTAACTGGTTGTATATTGCCAGTCCTGCAAATACATCTCCACCGCCGGAATTGAAATAGATATCAATGTCCTCATATCCGTCTAACTGGTTGAGGAAATCTGCGATGTCCTGCGGACATCTGTCCTCCTCGTACCACATGGATTCCCATGTCGCTGATACAATGTCACCGTAGAAATACAAGGAACATCTGCTCTGCTCCTCGTCCTGCTCTAAATCCAAATATCCGACATTTTCAACTTTCCCGCTGCGTTTATTCTTCTTTGTAAAATCAAAACGTCTCTTTTTTGGCATGATTATTCACCTCCCTCCTGTTCATCCTCGTCCTCTGCCTCGTCGGTTTCGTCCGGTTCTGTTTCTGTGTCCGGCTGCTCTGTGTCCGGCTCTGTTTCTTCCTCCGGCTGTTCCGGTTCATCGGCGTTCTCCTGTTCGGATTCGCCTTTCAAATATGCTGCACCCGCCATCGTCAACGGTACGATGCTACCGTTCGCAAGTAGGACATCGCCTCCCTCCGCATCTTCCATGTCGAGTTTACGTCTTGCCTCATTCGGTTTCATAATCATTCCATTGACAGCGTTTCTCAAATATTCCATCTGTGTTTTTGAATCGGTTCGGAATAATACTTTTTCGTTGAATTTGTAATAATATCCGTCGTCTGCATCTTCATCCGGCAGCATTTTGAAATTGATTTCCTCCTCATACTGCTTGATGATGAACAGTTCTGTGTCAACGTAGAACGATAACTGCTGCATTTCGCTGTTACTATATGACGACTTTGAATAGTCGTTGATTTGATTCGGTTTCACTCCGAACGCTCCGGCGATTTGCAGGGCATTATATTTTTTCAGTTCAAAGAACTGTGAATCAGTCAGTTTGATGTCGAGGGGCGTGAGTTTCATTCCTAACGGAACAGGCAGAATTTTTCCTGTATTCTTTGCCCCGCTGCCGAACTCCTCAAACGATTTGACAAGTGCCTCTTTTGCCTTTTCGTTCAACTCTCCCGTGTATTCGAGTGTTGCTTTTGCTGTCAGACCACTCTCATACAAGTTATTCATGAACGCCTGTGATTCGGATGCACCTGCAACCGTGTCTCTCAAAATCTGCTGCACTGGTAGTCCTGTGATTCCGTCGAAACTGAATGATGTTTTGAAATGCATCACCTCGTCCGTGCTGAACACATATTGACGACCGGATGTCGGGTCTGTGTAGACGTACCACAAACGCCCCACTCCTGCGAATATCCCTGCATCGTCAACGACTATCTGCACACAATTTGACTGCATGACCCACAAATCAACGATTTTGATTTCACCGCCGAATTTCTTTCGGTCAAACTTCTTTCTCATGTACACATATGCGTTTCCGTAGTGGTTACGGTTGATTTCAACTGTGTTCCAAAATGTTGTTGGTGTCATGAACGGATTCGGTCTTTTTGAGAGCAGTTTCGATGTATCTGTCGCCTCTGCCTCAATGATTCCCTTGTCCGTTTTCTGATAATATTTGATAGGCATTTTCGCAAGGGTCTCCGACAGCATCTTGAGACAAGTGAAATATGTGACCTCTGATGTCGGTTTTCCTTTTCTTTTCAATCCTATTCGCTCAAGGAACGACGGTGAGTTCAATGTCATTTTCCCTCCGTCGTTCTGTGGTTCGCCTCTCCACCAATTTGAAATTTTTACTCCCAATCTCTGAAACGGATTCATTTATTTCTCACCGCCTTTCTTCATGTATTTTTCATATTGCTCAAGCCATTCATTGACAGTTTCATTCACATCCGGACGGTATTCCTCTTTCATTGCGTGTTTCCATGCGTCGATGATAGCGTCAATCGGGTCGATTCGTTCTGTCGTGATGTCCTTATCAATCTTTATTTCGCCGTAGTTGTTTGAAATGGTCTTTGCGTTCGCAATCGACCAAACAAGCAGACTGTCGACCGGAACAACTATCTTGTTGCCCTCTTTGCCGACTTCCATTCCCTCAATCTCCACATTGCCCGCAAGGATTTCAAGTCTGAAATCAACGGTCGCATCGTTCAACTCTTTTGCTGTCTGCGTGACAGAGATTGAATCGAATCCCATCGCCTCAAGGTCTGACAGGAACGCCGATGCGTTGTGCGGGTCGTAACAAATCAACTGCGGTTTGAGGTTGTATTCTCTCACCAAATCCTCAAGGTATTTGATGATATATTTGTAATCTGTCTTGATTCCTCCCAGTGTTTCCGTTACCGTCACAAGACCTTTTTCAATCCATACGTCGTATGGTACTTTGTCGGTCTTGATGTGTTCATCCACCCTTGAGGACGGAATGAACGAATGTGTGTGAACAAAATATTTTTTCGTGTCCTCCACCATGAACGGAATCACGATTGCGATTGATGTCAAGTCGCCTCCGGATGACAAGTCAACTCCGACATAGCACTTTGACCCTCTGAAATCCTTGAGTGATTTCAGAACGGCACATGCTTTCCATGATGCAATGTCCTTGATGTACAGTGAATTTGACCACTGCATCCACATATTCAACTGCTTTACAAGGAAATCTCTCAAGTCCTCCCCGCCCATATCACGGGCAGTGTGTGCAATCGGAATGAGGTTCTCAAGTGCATCCCTGTCAAACTCAAGAATCGGGTTCGCTTTTATCCAGTTTTCCGGTGTGTACCTGTCATCGTGTTCGTCCATCTGTGCGATGTAGACAAATTGACTGTCATTCTCGAAAACGCCCTTGAGTAGATTGCAGCAATACTCATACAATTTGTAGCACGGCGACTTGAGGTCGAACCCTGCTGTCGTAATAACTGAAATCAACGCCGACTTGAGTTTCTTGATACCGCCCTCAAGCAGTTTGTACATCTGATTTGTTTTGTGTGCGTGATACTCGTCGACGATTCCCAAATATGCACGGTGTCCGTCAAGTGACTTTGTGTCTCCGGACAACGCTTTGATTTCCGAATGTGTCAGCAAACAGTCAATCGTGTGGTTGTGGTCGTGGACCTTGAACCACTCTGATAAATCCTCGTCGGAATTGATGAATTTTGCGACCTCGTCAAAAACGATGTTCGCTTGGTCTTGCTTTGTAGCCGTACAAAATATTTTTCCGTACTTGTACCCGTCAAAATTGCCGTAATAACACGCCAAAATACCATTGATGAACGATTTTCCGTTCTGTCGTCCTAATTGCACATAGGATGTTCTGAATCGTCTGTATGACTTTTCCTTTGTTCTCCATCCATTGAGCGACCCTAAAATGAAACACTGGAACGGATATGCCGTCACATGCTCATTTTCCTCGCCCTCTGCAATGGTCAATTCCTCTGCGAAATTGATGATTTCCTCCGACTTTTCAACGTCGAAATAGTATTTGTACGGTGCTGCTTTCGATTTTTCGATGTCGTCAAGATGCCTCTGACATGCAAGACGGACATATTCTCCGGCTGTTATCTTGCCCGATACGACATCAAGGGCGTATTGTGTGCAGCGGTCTTGTGTTTCTCCTGCTTTTGCCATGCCTTAATTTGCATATTTCGCAAATTTGTTCTCCGGCTTTTGCTGTTGTGGTTTCGGTACGACCAAACGGCAGCGGGAGGAAACTGTCAGTCCGAAATCTGATGCTCCCTGCCTACACTGTTTCATGCAGCGGTCTTGAATAATCATGAGGCGTTCTCTTTCTCCGGAAACGACCTGTCTTGTACCGACCTGCACACGTTCTTTTTCGCCCGTGTCCGGATTTTCCCGCATCTCATAGACTGGAACATCCTCCATCAATGGAGTTGCTCTGATTTGCTCTGTGATTTCGATGTACTGCGTTTGTGCAATGAGTAGTCTCGCCAGTGCATCACAATCAAGGTTTGAAATCAGTTTGATTTCGAGTAATTCTTTCGCAATCTTCCGGAACTGTTTCTTTTGCTCCGGTGTCAAATATGACGGAGGTCTCACTTTGTCGCATGGTGCTGTGACCTCGGCGTTTTTTCGTGCCTCAATCTCGGCTTTTGTGAGGTGCTTTCGCCCGTTCATCACAACCAAATCTGTGGGTTGTCTTTGTCCTGCCATGATGCAACAAGCCTCCTTTCCGTCAGTATTTCAGTGCTTTTGTGTCACATTCTGACACCTCTTTCGGATATACCTTTCTACTGAAATTCCCGTGGGGAGTTTTCTCCAAGGAAAAGAGGGGGTGCGACTAAAAACGAATCGCACAAAACTTTTTTATATCCCCCTGCCTCTCGAAAGTGGTACTCAATCAGTGACCTCAACTGTTTTTGTGTTGCTCTCATACTTGCTTTGCTCTGCTTATACAGAGCAGTGATTGTGTTGTGTGTCTTATGGTTGAGAGGTATGAGGTTGAACGGATTCAATCGCTGTTCCCAGTCGTCCTCAAGTTCAATGATATGGTGAACCGGATTGCATGTGAGTAACTCATGCTCGACATATAATGCGTATATATCTATGTTGTCATAAACCTCAATGATACGTTCCCGCATTGCCCGCCATTCCTTTGATACATAGAACTCTGCTGCTCTCTCGTCTCGCCGTGTGTTGTTGTATATCATGTGTCTCGACTGCTGCCGTTGCTCACACTCCTCGCACATCTTCATTGACTGTGGAATCAACTTGCCACACCTGCATGATTTCAATAGCATCTGTGTTCTCCTCTCTTGCTGTGTTCTCCTGCTGTGTTATCCACAAGAGGCGGGCAGTTATGCACATGACTGTGTATATCCCACCCGCATATAACAGGAGGGCAAACAGGCAAGAAAAAAGCGACTGCACATCTGCAATCGCTCGTCTCAACTGTTCACGCTAACATATTATCACGTTTATTTTGTCTTTTGTTCACCCACTTTTTACCCCTGTTTTCACCCTCATTTCACCCTGTTTTCACTCCGTTTTTATCATTTTCAATCGCTTTTGCACCGAATAACTTGATTGACAACCGCTGAATCATCACCCTGCACCACTTTTTCGGTGAGTTGCGTCCGCATCCTGTCTCCCTCACTATATCCTCGTATGACATGCCCTTTATATAGACCGCCTCAAGAGTGTCGTATTTGTACCCCTCACCTGCTGCCTCTGCATCTTCCTTGAGCGATGCAAGAGCCTTTTTCAAGTGTTCAAACAGAATGACCGTCTCTGCACGGCACTCTCTGACCGATTGCAAGAACGCCTTTTCTGCTGATATGTTGTATTTGCCTATATCCGGCACTTGAGAGGTCTCTGATACTGCCTCGTTGATGTATCGTTCCATTTCACGATAATTTTCAAGATATAGCAAGGTTTTTTCAATGACCGTCTGCTCCTTTTCCTCTTTCATGCTTTTTCCTCGCTTTCTGCTTTCTTCTCATAGGCAGACCGTGCATTTTACGCCAGTTATTCGTGTTTTTGCGGTTTTCCGCATCTCTTGAACTGCTCATTTTCAAAATTGCCGTTTTTGCCTGTTGCAAAGTCGTTCCCATTTGCAAAACTGCCTCAACGAACACCTCTGCTGTTGTTTCAATCTTCATTTCTGGTTCTTTCTGTTTTTCCGGTTTCGTGACATCCGGATTTACGGTCGCTTTGTCTGCTGCCGTCTCAATAATGCCCGAAATCTCTTTTTCCGTTTTTCCCATCGCCCGAAATCGGTCAATTATACCTTTTAAGATTCCCATATTATCACAACCCTCCTTTTCGCTTACATAAAAGGCAATTCGCCGTCGATACCGTCCGGAATGTTCATGAATCCGTCTCCTGCGTCTGAATATCCGGCATTTTCTGCCTGTTCTCCTGCTGCCCTCTTGCTTTCTGCAAATTCCTGTTCCTCAATCACAACATCCGTCGTATATACCTTTTGCCCGTCTCTGTTGGTGTATGAACCCGTCTGAATCCTGCCAGTAATAACAATTTTTGTTCCCTGTTTCAGATATTTTTCCGCAAACTCGCCGTTTTTCCCAAATGCCACGCATGAGATAAAATCTGCCGACTGTTGCCCGTCTCTTGCACCTCTCCGGTCGACTGCCAGTGTATAACGTGCCACACACATGGATTCCTGTGAACCGTTCTGCTGTGTATATCTTACATTCGGGTCTCTTGTGAGCCTACCCATCAATATGACTTTGTTCATTCTCTTTTTTTGTCCTTTCTTGAATCAATCTCTCGTATAAACGCAAATCATCCGGCGGGATGTCGAGATTCCAGTCTCTCGCAAATTCTATCCCGCCGATGAACGCCTCTTTTTCTCTATCAGTCATTTTCCCGCTGCATAACATATTCATTTTGCATTTTCTGCAATCTGACAAGTCCTTTTTTGAACTCAAGGTCATCACCATTCATGCACACATCGAATATTTTCTCATAGTCGACAATGTGTGTCTTGATGAACTCTGCCTCTGCTGCCGTCCTGCTCTCATTGATGAACATTCCCTTGACTGCCTCTTTTATCATTTCACAATGGGTCTGTTCCTCCTCTGTCGTTGGAGGTGTGGTTGCAATCATTTTCTCATACGCATTGTCAATCGCTCCTGCAATGAGTTCTTTCCAACCCTTGCCCCGCTCTCCTAATAACTGACATTCAATATCCTCGAAACGGTTTCCTTGCCCTGCTGCCGTGATTCTGATGTCCTTTTTGCCCTTTGCTGCAATCAGAATCAAATCGTCGTCGTATGCCTCCATGTAGTAGTCAAATTTCGCATCAAAATTCGGATTCGGATTGATGATGATTTCCGGTTGACTGCTGCCCTCTGTTTGGATGCTCACTCCGATGTATTTCGCATCTGTTGCCTTTGCATTGATAAATATTGCCTTTCTCGTCATTCTCAACACCTCCTCTGATTCGCTCAATCTCTTTTTCTATGTTCTTTCCGGAATAATCTGCAAGCAGTTTTTCCGAAATGTGATACGTCCAAATTGAGGACATCTGCACCGCTGTTCCAATCGGGAGTTTTCCCTGTTGCATTGCTACCCTCACGAATTGCGGTGACACATTGAGGATTGCTGCTGCCTCTGTCGGCAATATTCGTCCTATATTCATCTTGTTTCCTCCTGTTGGTGGTTCTCTCGGTCTTTTCATCCCGTCCACCTCTTTTCCGGCAATGTACACCGTGTTGATGCTTTTCACATTAAAAATCATCGAAAACCTGTTGACCATCCACGCACTTTGTAGCAGGTGCGACCGCTGCCATGTTTCCCACGGTATCGCTGCACGATGTCTTTCGGCTTGCCATCGTCAGAGTGTCGGTTGCCATCCGGACACTGACGGGGCGACTGCTGCCCCGTTTCGGCTTTGAGTTGTCTGCTTTTCGTCCTCGCAGTATAATGAATGTGCTACCATTTCAAAATGACAGGAGGTGAAAACCATGAATTATGAACTTTTCAAAACTCAACTCATTCGCTCTTTGCAGGATGCAGGTCATTCCGAATCGGAGATTGAGGAATTTCGGAAAATTCTCAATACTCCGACCGGAGAACTGATTGTCCGTGCTGCTTGGCTTGCTGCAAAGACGAAATAATTCTTTGTGGAGGAGTGCGTCACCACTTCTCCACTGTTTTTCTAATCTCTCCGATTGCCTTTTCAACAATCGAGGTGATTTCTTTTGTTTTTTCCGGAGATAGCATCGCATCTGTTTTCACTTCAACTCTCATGTTCTCCATGTACCCCTCACGCCGTTCAAAATTGATGCATCTTTCAATACTGCATCCACCGTATTCATTTCTTATTTCTGCCACTTTTTCGCCTCCTGTTTGTATCTTGTAAATACATCATAGTATTTTCAAAATACTTTGTCAACAGTTTTTTGTATCTTGAGTGTACTTTTTCTATTGATTTTCTTTTTTTGCTGTGCTATGCTACGAACATGGAGGTGATAAACATGACAGAAAACGAACGTGTCAGAGAATTGAGAAAAACTCTCGGTCTCACTCTTGAAAAATTTGGTGAACGTTTGGGCGTTAAAAAAAATGCTATTAGTGCAATAGAAAATGGTCGCAATTCTCTCACAGACCAAATGACAAAAGCAATCTGCCGTGAGTTTGGAGTTGATTATATATGGTTGACTACTGGTGAGGGCGAAATGTTCGTTGACACGGACGATGATTTCATCGAACGCATTGACCGCATCATGGCGGGTGAGGATGAGGCACGAAAAAACCTTTTCAAATTTATGCTTGAGTTGAGTGACGAGGACATCGCAGCTCTTGACCGCTTAATGAAAAAGGCGATTCGTTTCTCAAAAGGTGAGATTGATGAATAATGATTTGTATAATGTCCTTTTCAAACTGTTATCCCAGTCTGATGAATCAGACATCCGCATGGTCTGTTCTTCCTTGCTTGGTTATTTGGTTGGGAAAGGCAAAATTTCCGTTGATGAACTGGATGAATATATTTCAGTTATTAAAAAAGACTGACAGTCTTTCAACTGCCAGTCTCATGTGTGTATAGATACAACACGAATTTATATATCCTCTTGAGGATGCGTTCGCTGTGTATCTTTCCGACTATTTCGACAATAGCCTCTTTGTAATTCAAGGGAGACACCACCCCCTTTCCGAATTGCATTGTATCATATATTTCCATGATTGTGGAAATATCGAGGTTGATTTCCATAATCGTGGAAATCGTTCCTCCTGCTGCCGGAATCCCGCTGCAATGTGATACAATTATTTGTATTCGGATTCAAACAGGTCGGTGATGTTCACGCCTAACGCAATCGCTATCATTTCAAGTTGAAACAATGTCGGCGACACCTTGCCGTTTTCGATGTTGTTTATCGTAGATTTTCCGATTCCGGATTTCTTCGATAACTCCATCAATGTGAACCCTTTTGAGGTTCTCATTTCCCAAACGAGAATTTTCATCCTGCTCACCTCCTTTCTCAAGGAAAGTGTACAGAGAGAAAATTTCCGTTCAAAATTACGGTTGTTTCGCTAACTGCAAATAAAAAAGACGACCCACGCTGCAACGTGAATCGCCTTTGTGAAACTTCCGTCTCATGCTCCTGCAAAAGGCACTTGATAGATAGTTCCTGCAAATACCATTCTATCATAAAACCGTGCTTTTTGCATTGGTTTTATTTTTTATACTCTTTTTTAGGATGGTGATTTTATGAAACTACCGAACGGATTCGGAACGGTTTACAAATTATCGGGAAATCGCCGGAATCCTTATGTCGCCAAAAAGACAAAAGGATGGGAAAACGACCCGAAAACAGGTAAATCAAAACAATTATATACGGTCGTCGGATATTACCCGACCCGCAAAGAGGCATTGACCGCACTTGCGGAGTTCAATGCAAATCCTTATGATGTGAATGCTGCAAAGGTTACATTCGAGGATGTATATGAGCGATGGTCTGATGAACATTTTCCGACTGTCAGTGATTCCAACGTCAAAGGCTACCGTGCAGCATGGGCGTTATGTGATAAACTTGCACGGATGCGTTTTGTTGATGTAAAACTCGACCACCTGCAAATGGTCGTTGATGAATCCGGCAAAAATTATCCTACACTCCGGAAATTAAAAATATTATTCGGTCTGATGTACAAATACGCTGTGATTCATGAGATTATTCCAAAAGAACGAAACCTTGTCGAATACCTCGACATTAAAAAGGCGGGCAATCCCAACGCATACAACCGTGAACCGTTCTCAAAAACAGAGGTTGCGAAATTATGGGATGTCAAGGATTCAAATATATATTATACTGTCATCCTCATGTTGATATATACCGGATGCAGAATCGGCGAACTCCTCGACCTCAAGAAAGGAAATGTGAACCTCGAGGAAAGATATTTCAAGATTGTCGCCTCGAAAACTGCTGCCGGAATCCGTACTGCTCCAATCTCCGAAAAGGTTTATCCGTTCTTTGAATACTGGTACAACCTCAATGATTGCGAATATCTCCTCTCTACTCCGGAGGGTGAACATTTCAAATACCGGAATTATTATGATTCGTACTGGTCGCCACTTATTGAGACCCTCGGAATGAAACACCGCCCTCACGATACCCGTCACACATGCATTTCCATGTTGACGGTTGCCGGAGTGTCAGACAAGGTCATCAAGAAAATTGTCGGTCATAAAGGGCAGGGTGTGACAGAGGTCGTATATACACATTTTGAAATCGAGGAACTGATTGACGCTATCAACAAAATATAG